GATCGAGAGCGCCGTATCTTGAAAGGCACTTTGCGGGGTCGCGACGGTCCCGGCCTGGAAGAAGTACAATTTACCTCCCCGAAGCGGAAGGTCCGTGTCCTTGTCCCGCTGCATCGAAAGGGGTAGGTTTGGGATCGTGCCCGACATTCTGCACCCATTAAAAAAGCGGCCCGCGTTGGGCCGCTGCGTTCTGTTCTGCTACGCGCTCGCCGTGTGGACGCTCGCGGATTACCCGTGGAGCGTCCTATTGCTTGTCGTCGCCGCCCTCTGCCGCGGCGGGGAGGACGGTTTTCCCGGAATTGGGTTTGAGCGTGCCCGAGAGCACGCGGGGCAAGAGGTTGTCGGCCCTGCGTATGGCGTCGAGCAATCCGGGGTTCCGGGCGGCCATCTGGATAGCATCGCGGAGTGCCTGGGGGTCTTGGCTCGCAAGAAGCTTCCCGACCCGCTCGGCGATGGCCGTATTGATCGAGCGGCGCCCCGCCTTGGCGAGCGCGCCGGCAATCATCATGGTGCCGAGGCTATCGGGCGACCAGTCGCCGCTTTCGAGGTTCGCGCCGAGCCCCGTTCCCATGATCCCGGCATCGACCGCGCGCTGCATCGTTTTTGAGTTGCCGGTGACGGCGTTCTTCGTCGCCTGCATCATGTTTTCCAGGCGTATGAATGCCTCGATGCGGCGCGCGCCATCCGGCCCGAGCGCGATCCGAATGCGATCGATCGCGGCCGGCGAATTGAGGAACGTGCGATTGGTGACGTTCGCCCGGTCGGGCGTCTCGCGGATCGCCTTGAGCAAGGTCGACGCGAAGCCGTAGGCGAATAGCTGGCGCTCGGCGGGCGACATTTTCGAGAGCGCCAGTTGCGCCTCGGTGTTCTGCATCCGCTGGCCCACAAAGTTCTCGCCGGCCTCTAGCGCATCGTTCGCGCCGAAGAATTGCGCCGCCCCGGTGCGCGCCTTCCCGTACTCTGGCACGAGTTTGTCTAGCTCGGTCTTAAGCTGCCGCTCCAAGCCGCCGAGCCGCGCCGCAAGCTGCGTTTTGCCGGCGTCGCGGGCCGCCTGCGCTTGGTCGGCGAGGTCGCGCGCGGCATAATCCCAAAACTGAATATTCGGGTAGGTTTTGAGGCCGCCGCCCGACTCGAATTTGAGCGTTCCGCCCGGCGCGATCTTAACCGGCGGGTTCATGCCGCCGAAGCCGTCGACGACCTGCCAATCCTTCCATTTCGCTTGCGCGCCGCGCAAGGCGTCCAGAACGGAAGGCGCCGACGTGAGCCGTTCAAGCTCGGGCGACCATATCGGACGGTCGCCGGCCGCGTAGGCGCGTTTATACGCCGGTGCGTTCTGCTGCCGGGCGAGGGTCTGCAAATCTTCGCGGGCGAGCGTCGAGTCGAAATCGCCGCCGACGATCGCGCGAACCTCGTCGGAAAGCCGATCCTTTTGCGTCGCGGCCCGAGCGTCAAAGGTGTCCTGAAACGCCTTGTTCGCGGCCGGCGACTTGATCGAGGCGGAGTCGGCGAGGCGTTGCGTGACCGTGCCGCCCGTATCGGCGACCGCAAGCGGTACGCCGTTGGCGTTTGCGCGCTCGACGGCGTCGGCCGCCTTGCTCGCCGCGTCGGGGACGCTGGGGTTATCGGCTTCGATCCCCTTGACCACCTGCCGGGCCGCCGCGGCGTCGCGGGCGTTCCTTGTGAGGCCGCCGAGCGCGCGGCTCGCGACCTGGCCGACTGCCTCGGTTACGGGCGCGAGCACCGCGCCGCCGACGCCGCCAATAACGCCGCCCGTAGCCGCCTGCTTCGCGGTGTCGGCTGCGCCCTCGCCCGCACCGGCGCCCGCCGCCGTGCCATAGAGCGCGCCGTTCGCGACCGTCGCCTCGGGCGCCACCACCGCAGAGGCGAGCGCGCCGGGGATTTCGCCCGCGAGGAAGGCGCCAGGCTGATCCTGCTGCGCCTGCGCCAGGATGGCGCGCACCTTGTCGCGGCCCTCCTGGTAGGCGCGCGTGGCGCCACTGGGGCCTGAAATCAGGTTTTCGTACAGCAATCGGGCGATGCCGACCGGGAGCCGCATCGGCCCGAGCCATCGCGGGCCGGATTGGTCGACGGCATTGTTCACGCCCGCGATCTCGTCGGCGAAATTCGCCGTCAGGCCGCTTGCGAGGCCCGAGGCCGCCGCATCGCCCGCGCTGGTCTTTGGCTTGGCGAGATCGGCCACCGCGCCGGCGCCGTCCTTGGTCGGTCCACCGGCCGCCTTCGGGGCCGGGATATCGTCGAAAAGCCCCTGTGCCGCGGCCGGCGTGCTTTCGTCGACCTCGCCCGCGTTCGCGGTGCCCACCGGGTTGAGCTTGCCGCCGGGCGCATAGAACAGATGTGCCCCGATCTGCACTGAGGGGCCCTGCGCCCAATCGGGCAACGTACCGCCCCGCCGCGCGCGCACGATGTTCGGTTCCAGGAAATGCGTCGCGCCGCCGGTCGGGTCTTGGCCGCCATTGAGCGCCGAGTCCACCGCGTTCGCCGCCGTCTGATATTCCGGCGACTCGGGCGCGAGTGCCATGAGCTGCGGCCGGCGCGTCTGCCAGGGCTCGAATTGATACGGTGCCAGCACCACGTTCGGAACGCTGTTGCCGAATTTCCCGCTGTTGAGACGGTTGAGGATGACGTGCGCGACCGCCGCCTGGCCCTCGGGGGGCTGGTTTGCGGCCTCTCCGACCACCGTGCGGATCATCAAGTCGCGATCGGCCGGCGAGACCGGCGCCGAGCCCTGCGGCGCACCGCCCACGCTGTTCGCCCGCGGCCGTACCGTGATGACCGGGCGACCGTTCGCGCCCATGCTGATATCGGGCGCGGCATCGCTCGGGGTGCCCCCTCCGGTCGTCGGAATGTCGTCGAACAGGCCCATTACGGATTAGCCTCGATGCCGAGTTGGCGAAGCCGCTGGATCACGGCGCCGCGATCCTTGCCGGCGGCGATCGCCGCGCGTGCCTGGTCGAGCGCGTCTTGGACCTGAGCCTTGGTTGTGATCTTCGGGAGCGGCGCAGGCGTGGCATTCGCGGGAGCAGTGCCGCCGGCCGGAGCGCCGCCCGCTCCGCTCGGCGGAGCCTGACCACGAAGCCGCGCGATATTCGCGTCGATCTTCGAGATTGTCGCCTGTAGATCGGGCGTCATGACGGGATGGCGCGCAAGGAAGTCGGGCCCGAGCGTCGATGATATCTGCGCCTCTTTCTGCTGCAACCGACCAAGCATCAACTGCTTTTCGGTTTCGAGGTAGGAGGCCATTTCCTCGCCCGACGACTTGGTCGGATCGTTGGTTTTGAGCGCCATAAGGCGCTCGCCTTCGCCGCCGCCCGTGCCGGCATAGAATTTGGTCGACTCCGCACCGTATTTTTGCGCGGCGTCGTTGGCGGCCGTGATCTTCGCCTTCGTGGCGCTCGACGCGAGCGGGCCATTGGTGGCGTAATTCTGGATCGCCGCGATGGTCGAGCCGCCCGGAAAGTCGTAGCTCGCATTGCCGATGTTCGCGAGCGCGTCAGAGTAGGTCCCCAAGTGTTCAAACGCGCTCTTGCCGTTTGAAATGATGCCGCCGATCGAGCTTGCGCCAGATGCGCCGAGGTCAGTTCGCATCCGGCGCCGCTCGGCATAAAGCGTATCGTCGGCAAGGTCGGGGTTTCCAACATCGTTGGCGACTTTTTGCGCGATTTGCTTGGCGTAGGCTGCAATCCCGTTGTTGCGCGGATTGCCGCTCGGGAGCACGCCGCCGGCCATATAGGCGCGCACCGCGCCTTGAACCTCGTCGGGAAATTGGGAGAGGTAATCAAATCCCCTCTTGTTCGGGTCGATCCCCGACAGGTTCATGGGCGAGCCCGTACCGCCGCCCCCACCGCCGTTTAGCGGCGTTCCGGTTTGCGTGTTCGGATTGACGAAGCCGGGAGTCGGCAAGCCGTAGGCGTTGTTCCCGATGTTCGGCACAAACGACGGCCGGTTGAATTGCGCGAGCTGTAGCTTTCGCGTCTGCGCCGCGCCGGCGAGGTTGGCAAGCGCGCTCGCGCCCTGAATGTCGCCCGCCTTCAAGAGATGTAGGGCAGCCGAGTCATAGTCGGGGCCATTGACTCCGCCCGCCCCGACCGCATCGGCCAGTGACGACCGTGCGGCCTGGATCTTCGCCGCCTGATAGTCCTTGAAAAGATCGCCGAGCGGGGAAAAGTCGACTTGCCCCGGCCCGCGCGCGATAAGTTGGTCGAGATTGTCGGCCATGCTTCAGCTCCCGAAAACCCCGCCCTTGCTGAACAGACCGCCGCCACCAAAGGCGCCCGTCGCAAGCTTGGCGCCACTAAAAAGTGCGCCCCACAGATTGCCCGAGGCGTTATAGGCGGCGAGGTCGGCGGAGGCGTTGGCATCGCCGACGCCGGTGTCTTTCTGGTAAGCGAGATTGGCGAGTTGAGAGCCGTTCGCGTAGTTGAGACCGCCCAGCTGCGAGTAAATGCCCGATTGCCCCGCGGCGATCGTCGGCGCCTGCGCGAGGTAGGGCGCGAAGCTCTGCAAGTAGCTCGAATAGCCCTGGTTGGCGAGGTTCGTCCCGTAGGCTTGCTCCGCCGCGGCCGTGCCGCCGCTCGATAGCGAGCCGCGCGCCGCGGCGCCGCGGTCGATCGCGTCAAGGCCAGATTGGAGCGCGTAGCTATATCCCGGCGACGCCTGAAACCGCGCAACGGCTGCGGCGTTGCCCTGCGGGCCGTTGAGCCCGAGCGCGTCGCCGTAGGCCGAATAGGCATTGTTCGCGGTGCCGGCGAGCGTCGACCAGGGCGAAAGCGCCTGATTGTAATAGCCGGTCGCATTCGTAAGGCCGGTATTGAGCGCGGCCGATGCATCGGTGTAGCCAGAATTTAACCCGGCAATCTTGGCGTTCGCCGCGTCTTGGGCCGGCTTGCTGGAAAAAATATCGAATAGGCCCATTACGGTATTTCCTTTCGGAGCTGGCGCCAAATCCGGTCATAGAAGACCAGCCATTTATACCAACGTGGCGTGATCCGGCCGTTTTGCGGGTCGATAAAGGGCTCGTCGTAGTTCGGGATCGGAGGCGGTTCTGGCGTCGTGGTCGGCATTAGATCGCCCTCAATTCCTGCGACTGGTCGCCGCCGGTGAGCACGACCGGCACCGCAGCCGTCGAGCGGATGCGCCAGCGGCGCCCCTCAATGCCGGTCGATCCGCATTTGGTGAGCTTGATCGGCTTGGGCGCCTCGCTCTGGCGTTGAAGCTTGCGGATACGCGAGGGCGACCACACGAGGCCGTCGTCGGTATGGGAGATTTCCACCACCGGATCGGTCTGCACCGGGTCAACGCCGGTTGCGATGCCGACGCCCTGCGCCATGTCAAACGTGGCCTGCATCACGGCCATCTGGTTCGGGAAATCCTGCACCGGGCCGCTCTCGACGATGAACGCCAACGGGTCGCCGACCTCGTCCAATGCGCTCTCCGTGATCGTCACGAGGTTGCCGGTCTTGTTGTCCCCGGCGATCCACTTGTCGAACGCCTTATATGCTCCGGTCGCGCGCCAGCACACCGCTTGATAGCTCTGGCGCTCGAACCATTGTGGATTGTCGATATCGAAAACCCATGTCCACGCCGGTGATTGCAGCACGACGCACGAATGCGGGCCGATCACGTAGGGGAACATTTCAATCGCGTTCAGGTCGCCGCCACCCGCGATATAACTCTCGATCGCGCGCACCACGTCGGGCGTCGAAATCTCCCGCGGCGTGTAGCCGTCGAGCGCATAGACCTTGTGATCGCTCGACGCGAAAATGACTCCCTTGTCGATCCCGTTCTCGAAGCCCGAAACCGTGTTCGGCCCGAGCAGGCCCTTTCGAATGATCGTCAGGCGGGAGAACGGGAAGCCCGGCGCGGCCTCAGCGGTATCGTGCCAAACCTCGATCTTGTCGGTGCCGCAGAGGAACAGGTCGGTGTACGCGAAAGCCCGGATAAGCCCGTCAGGCTTGCTCTCGGTCGAAATGAAGGTCAGGGCGTTCACGGTCGTGTCGTTGAGCGCCGAAGCAAAGCACCGGCCGTCGCCCGTGGTGAAGAAAAAGTAACCGTCGAGGAAGCAAAGCGAGTTGATGGCCGGGAGCACGCCGCCGGCATTGAAGCTCGTCACACTGCCCGATGTGACCTGAAAGGCGCCGTTGTCGGGATCGACGACCAGCACGTCGGGAGTCGGCGTCTTGCGGTTGCGCGCCCAAAAGAGCTTTTTCGTTCCGGCGAGGTTACCCACGAGCGTCCCGGCGCCCCCGGCCGACGTGTGGCTGACAACCTTACCGGAAAAGCCTGAGTAGAGCGTCGAGTTGACCAAGAGCGAGCCGCGGTGCCCGGTAAAGCCCGAGGTTCCGAATTGAACGATCCCCGGCGCTCGGCGCCATGCGCGTTCGGCGCGCGCCGTTTGCTGCAACGGTTCCCAACACGCATTTATCATCCGGCCGGCGCATTCGTGCGGCGTCTTGCCGGGCGCGGAATTGAGCGGGAACGGAATGGCTGTCATCGGGGGCCTGGGAAATGACCGAAGCGCCGCGCGCCATGGCGCAAGACGCCCTCGGTCGAGAGCGTGCGGCGCGTGCGGGGCGGCTGCGACACGGCTTTGAGCCGCATTTCCGCGACTTCCTGGGTGACGGCGTCGACCGGCGGCTTGCCGTAGGCTGGCCCCAGCATCAGCGCCACGATCGCGCGGAACGGCTCGACGACCTCGTCGGGGATCTGGTCGAGGTCGGGCAGATAGAGCACCCGGCGGGCGTACAGCTCTGCGACGATGGTATCGAGCCGCGCGTCGGCGGCCTCGTATTCCTCGTCAGCCGGTGCCTGCCCGAGCGCGACGATATCGAGGTCGAGCAATAGCGCGTTCACGAATTGCTGCCGGTTCCACGTCATCGCGGGCCTCCTAAAAAAAGAGCGGGGCCGCGAGGCCCCGCCCGAGCTTGATCATGGTTGATCGCGTTACCCGGCAACGCGCGTGGCGAGGTCGGGATAGATCGCC